TGTATCCGGTAAATCTTCTTGCTTGTTTTCGTATAAATCAACATTAAGTAAGCCAGCAGCTTGGTCGCTAAACTCTTGAGACTTTATGTCTCTCAATAACGACTCCATGTAATCAGTTCTTTTACTGACACCATACTGATCTTGAGAATATGCTCTTACGTTAAACATACGCTCTGACATCCCATTGACTACTATATCTACAAACTTAGGTATAATAGGTACAGGCTTCCAGTCTAAATTCAAATAAGATAAATCACCGTTGATAGATAACTCGTCTTTATATTTTTGTATTGATTGCTCACCACGAGCATATAATCTTAAAGTATGGAACTTGTTCTGTGTTGTAGTATATCGATTAGAGTATGTGTCTTGAAACCACTCTTGCTCAATAGCACGCGCTACTTTAAGCCCATACTCTGGGCTCATTTTCTCTAGGTCAGGAACCGCTTGAGAAGGAAAATTTACATATACTGACTCAGCCATGCTTATTTAATTATCTGGGAACTAAATCCCTTATTATCGTATTTTGCTATATTCAAATTCAAAGGTGTTTTTTCTACTTTTGCATTAGGAGCATATAAATGTCTATTACAAGCCATAATAGCTAAACCAGAACTTATTGATGCGTCATGCTTTGTTCTTCTGTTTATATCAAACTTAGCCCAATCGTTTAGTAAGTCATTAAAATATAATGTCCCATAATTGCCATCGCCCAAATGTCCAACATGTTGCTGTATATACATCTCAATAGCAGCTGCATGGGCTTGCTTAATATCTTCACTTGAGTTTGGTATACCACCAACCTCTTTCTCAGCAGTTGATAGTTTCTTCCAAATCTTGTCCGGCCTATTCATGCTATACCCTCTATAACCTCTTCGGCGTAAGTAGTACAGTAATCTTGGTTTATTGTTCTCTGCAAGCAAAGGCATTCCGTAAAAAACTAATGCCATTAACACATCTTCAAAAAACATCTCTGCGGTCTGTGGTCTTGCTATATACTCTAGGAAGAACGTGCTTGAAGGTGCGTCTTCCATAGAAAACTTTGTTAATCCGTGTAAGGCGCCTTTAGAGCCGCGACCGTCAACAGTACCACTAATGTCATAACTATCGCATCCAAATGCTCCAATATGCTCATTACCTGGGAATTTAATAC